CGACTCCTAGAATCGAATTTTGAATCTGACCGGTTTTCATGCTCTCGAATGGTGGCTTTGTGGCCTACCTGTTGGATGCGCGGACGCGGTTTGAAAAGTTAGCTGGGAATTCGTCGAATGAACACCGGAGTTCGCTCGCCGACGTATGCTCCGAATTGATTGAACGCATGGCATTCGACCGCTTCCTCGTAGGTCATGCCGTCGCTTTGCAGGGTGGCAATCACCTTGTCGTAATCGTAGGCCACAACCGGGACGCTCCCGAAGGCTTCGCAGATGCCGATGATGCAGTCGTCGAATCCGTCCATGAGCAGCACTTCAGGATCGGTTTCGGCCAGTCTATCTCGAATGTTGCTCATGGCTTGGACCTTTCCGGCGTCGGATACACATCGTAATCCTCCGCCATCTCAACCGGCACAACCCGAATCCGACCCTGTGTGAACTCGCCGGGGTTGAGTTCCTTGGCGACGGTTTCCGCTTCCTTGCGCGTCGCGTATTCGAGAGTCTTGTAACTGACGACCCGCTCCTTCAGATCCGACCAGCCAATCGCGCCGCTGACCTGAACCTTGAAGCGGGGCGGGGCGAAGAGATTGCGGCTCATGGTTCGACCTGGTAGTTGGTTGGTTTGAAATCGACAAGCTGAGGCGACAGGTACGGCTTCATCAGTTCCTCAATGGTCTTCTGTCGGGGCGGCGGCTCCGCATTGTCCAGCTCCTCAATCGCCCTCTGGAGATAAATCGCGTTGTCCAATGTCTCCTCCAGCGCATGCCTTAGCCACGCGCGGAGAGGAAGCGGATTGTCGGAGACGGTTGTGCCATACTTCGCAATGCCGCGCATCTGACGCTCCGCAATAATCTGGCACACGCGGAGTTCAGTTCCGCTGAGGTAATTGCCTGGGTCAGTGTCTTTCAGGTAATAGGTTGGATCGTTCCCGCTCATGGGTTGAGTCCTCCGTTACGAATCAGGTTGATGATCAGTTCCGAATCGTCGATCAGCTCTTGGCGGCGACGCTCGCCCTCGCCTGTCGGATCTACCGAGATGTACGCGCGGACGTAGAAAAGCGCATTCTGAAGGTCGATCAGAGCGTCCGACACCTGATCAAGGCGAATGGATGCTTCGAGCAGGATCGGCGACTCCGCTAGAGTGGACAGATGCTCAAGGCGCGCGATGAGTTCCTTAAGACTCGTTTTCCGCACCTCCAGTTCCGCGCTGGAAAAACTTTGGCAATCGCTCACGGCAATTTCTCCTCGTCGGGGTTGCCTTCGAACGCGGGGCAAATCCTGTCGCCCTGCTCGCGCTCGATGATCAGTTCCAGGATCTGCTCGCCGTTCGCGGCGACGATGCTGCAAATGTGCTTGTCGTCGTCGTAAATGCTCATGGGCGTTGCCTGATGTTCCTGAACCTCGCCGGTAATGATGGCATTGAACAGGTCGATGATCGTCTGAGCGTTTTGCTTGCTGCTTATGGTTAGTTTCATTGGTTACTAGGGTTTCAACGGGCGGTGAAAGGGGCTGTTTGGGTGGCAACTGTAAAGGATTCCCCCCTGATAGTTCGATTCTCTAGCTCGCGCATGACGCGTCGGGCGTAGGCGCGCGTGGAGGATTTCTTATGGCCTACCGGCCCACCCTGCCAGATACGCGCGAGCGATTCGTCGGACAGATTTTTGCCGTAGTGCGCGAGATAGGACTGAGCGATAAAGGTGGAAACCGCGCGGTTGGTGACTTGGGCGTGCGCGTAGTGCGTACCCATGATGCGGTTTACGTCGCGGACCAGGATGGGTTTGATTTGCAACGCGCCAAGCTCGCCGTGACGGCCCTTTGCGAGGTCATTGCCGCCGGATTCAATTTGAATCAGGGCGGAGAGAAGGAGGGGATGCATGATTGGATTCGCTTGAATTGCGCGTGGAACGGATGCGCGCACCCCCGTTTTACTCAATTACCTTTAGCCTTCGCAATGTCGGTTTTCAGGCGTTGCTGACGCTGTGTTCCGACGCGAAACGAAGGCCTTCCGCGCGGCCAGACTCGCCACCACCCAGGACGATTGACTCGCACGCGGAGTCCGACAGTTGTCGGGAAAAGGCGTTCCAATGCTCGCGCGCGTCGCAATGTGGGATGCCGCATTCGCGGTGCAGGATATGCGCGAAGGAGGAATAGAAGTCGTCGCGGACCTCGTTGACCTGATCGTCCATTCCAATCTCGCGCATCAAGTCCGCCTCCAAGCGCGTCAGGCGCATGCTCGGGAGAATTCGCTCCACAACGAATACTTGCGCGTCAGCCCATAGCTCCGGTCCGGCATTGGTGCGGACGTAAAGACTGAGGTCGTCGAACAGGTAGAAGCGAGTCGCGTCCGGGCGAGGGTCGTCCTGAAATGCTTCGCGGAGGTTGTCGGCCATAGGTTCGAAAGAGGTTTCGACCAGTTGTTGCTCCTCATCCGTCAGGCGCGCGTCCATGGAATAGTTATGGTGCAGGTACGCGCGGACCGATTGCGGTAGATCGTGCGCGTCGAATGCGCGGACGGCGGGGTCGAAGAATTGGATTTCACGGACGACTTGGTGAATGGTTTTCATGCTTTGGATGGATTGATTGCGGATAGTTGGCATACCCTTTCGCGCTACCAGTCGAGCCGATAGCGCGCGGAGGATAGGTCAGGAATCAGAACAGTTGAATGACCACGCCGCCTTCAAACTCCACGACTTGCGTGTGGTTGAGGAGCCACTCCAAAGCTTCCGCTTCAGTCTCGAAAGTCTGGCCGTATTCCTTCGCAGCAAGGATAGCGCTGTCATGCTCCGCCCACTCGCAGCAGATGCCGATCGGATCTAGTTCGAGTTCGACGCCGCAATCGTCCTCGTAAGATTCCAGATAATCGAAGAGCGCGAAAAGAGCGGGGCGGGTGAATTGGCTTTCTCGGCCAGCGGCGCGGAAAGAGTCGACGAATTGATAGCTTGTGACGGTTTGCTTCATGGGATTTTTTGCTTTTGATTCGGGCTTGATTGCCCGTCGCAACCTACCGTTGCCGATAGGCTGACACGGGGAATCAGAGCGAAAGCTCCGCAATCTGGCTGTCGATTTCGTTGACCATCTCCTCCGCAAGGATTGTCGGGGATGAAAACGGATAGATCGAAACGATGGCGAAAGTCTGATGGCCGTAAGCGTCGCCCATAAACGAATTGTCTCCGGTTTGATATCCGAAACGAATTGAACCGTCCTTGCGGACCGTCGCTCCAATTGACAGCAAAACGGACGGACTGTCGTCTTCATCCGTTGCCCGACTATCGTTGGGGATTCCGCTTTGGATGATTCGGCGGATAAGCTCCGAAACCTGAGATTGGAACTTGTTAAGCGATTGCATGGTGGGTTGAGTCATGGATTGGATTGATTGAGGTTTAGAGTTGGGAACGGAAAAAGAGGACATAGAAAACGGCGGCCGTGACGGCGTAGGCCATGGATTGAATGAGGAAGGAAGCGATTTTGCGTTTCATGGAATAGGGATTTAGGCGGCTCAGTATTCAACGCCGATGGATTGGCACTCTTCACACCATTGACCGCCACCGTGAAGTTCACGCAACGGGAACGGTCGTTTGCAAGTGCGGCACTTGCATTTGATTTCAGACAACCACCTGTCAGGTCCGGCGCAAAGCCCGGCAATGTCGGCCGGCATGACGTGGCCACTAGCAAAGGAAACGAAACGCTCTCCGCGCTCGTTGCGTTGGATTTTGTAGGCTTGGATTTTCATGACGGGAACAAACTAGCATCGGAAATGGGGCTTGTGAAGAACTTTTCTAAACTTTTTTTTGGAGAGTGAAAAGTGCGGATTGCTTAGGAAAAAGGCACTTTGACTCAGACATTCAATGTCCGATGGCCGTGTACCAGGGCGGCGGGTTTTCGGAAAATGCGACGGGAAAAGCGACGGGAAAACGGGGGCGGACTTGTCGGTTGTCTCGGTTGTCCTTAGCGTCCCGATTATGAGAATGACCGATGAGCAATGGGCAACGGCCCGTGGACTCTACCTTGCCGGAACGGATTGGGACGCCATTGCTGACCGTTTAAACGTGAAGAGAGCGACTTTAGAGAAGAGAGGGCATCGGGAAGGATTGCAGAGGATTAAACGAGAGGTGAGGTCAGTTTCTCTTAAAAAAGAAACTTCCTTAGAGTCGCTGTCGGCTCTCGTTCGAAACAAGCTCGCCGCCGATGCGGTCAGCACGCTCGAACGGATCGAAGGTTATTCGTTGGACGGGATAAAGGACGAAGCGACGCGAGAAACGATCCTGGGCAGCGTTGCGAAGCGGTCAGCGCTGGTTTTTGGATGGTCTGAACAAGGCGAGGCGGCGTCGGTGTCTATCAATTTGCTCGGTTCGATGCCCGATCGATCGATCGAAGTGAACGTCACGGGAGAGACTGGAAAAGAGTGAATATAACACACATTGTGCATCGTTGGAGTTCTAATGGACTAGATAAGATTGGCTAATGGATAGTGAACCGGTAGGAAAAGGATTGTTTTTGGCTGGAGAAAAGGCGATGGCGGAGCCGACCGACCGCCCCCCTTTCGGGGTGGGCTTCGTTTACGATACCCCCCTCAAAAATTTTCCGCCTTTTTGACCATGCTAAATAAAATTGAAATTGGTCAAACTATTACTCTCACCTACTGCGAGCAGAAACTGGCCCACTTCGTCGCTCGTCATCGCAACGGAAACAATCGCTATTTCAATGTGGCTAATCTGAAGATCAGCGCGCAGTCACCGCTGACCGTGGATTTGGAGGGGATAGCTGGGGAGATTGCTTTCTGTCGTCTGTTCAATGTTTACCCCGACCTGGACACGGATCGACCGCCACCGCATCCGTTCTACGACGCGACAATCCCGCCGCCGCCGGGATATCGCATCGATGTCAAAACGACCAAGTACGATGGCGGCAAGCTGCTGGTGGACGCGCGGAAGGACAGCGTGAAAACCAGCGCAATCGACTTTTACGCTCTGATGACCGGATCATTCCCTGGCCCGTACACTTATCGGGGTATGATAGCGCGGGAGACGATTATCACGCCCAAGCGAATCGAGACGATCAAGGGTTATCGCTCGTACGTCGCCATCCAAAGCGAACTCGTGGCCAACCCTATGGACGCCACATTTTAATTGACGCGATAAGCGTTTCTGTCGCTCCATCCCGCGTAACGACCTTAAGAGTTGCATTCAACTGGTCATTGAATGCGCCTGTCTAAGCGGCAATGACACTCCGCATCGGAAGCGGTTGGATAATCAGCCACCGTGTGGTGGATGGATGGCCAGCCATAACTCAGATAACGTCGGTTAATTTTTCATAGTTTATGTCTTGTCCCAATGTCTTCAACGCCTTTGCGGTGGCTACCGAGTCGCTCGCTCAGGACGTTTACAAGCGCGCCTCGTACCGCTCGATGTGGCTCAACATGATCGAGCG